TGCCCGCCTAGTGCGGGTTTTGTCTTTTGGGGTGTCCGTGTCGATTCCATCCAGCCTTATCTTGCACGCATGAGTACTTATGACCCTCTCGACACGCAAAGCCAGTCGCGCATGGCGGCAGATGCCGAACAGCGCAACCGACTGGTGCGCGACACGGAGGCGTCAGACCTCAAGTGGCTTATGAGCAGCAAGCGGGGGCGCCGGATTGTGTGGCGCCTTCTGGATCGGGCCGGCGTGTTCCGGCTTTCGTTCAACACCAATTCAATGCAGATGGCGTTTGCAGAAGGTAACCGGAACGAAGGCTTGCGCGTGCTGGCGCAGATTCACACGCTATGCCCTGAGCTTTACCCCGTAATGGTCAAGGAACAAGCCCATGACAACCGAAACTCTGATGACGGAAACAGCCGCAACGACCAATGAAGGCTCGGCCGCATCTGAACCGGCCGCCACCGCGCCAGCTACTGAAGCAGGCGAAGGTAGCCAACAGCAGCAATCGAGCACTGAAAGCGCAACGCCGGAAGGCGAGCAGGCTGAGGGCGAGCAGGCAAAGCCAGAAGGCGCGCCGGAAAAATACGAGTTCAAGGCGCCTGAGGGCAAGGATTTCAGCCCGCAGGTACTGAGCGCGTTCTCCGAAGCGGCCAAGGAACTGAACCTGACGCAAGACGCCGCGCAGAAGATGCTCGACAAAATCGGCCCGGCTTTTGCGGAGCGGCAAGAGGCGGCGATGACTGAGGCGCGCACGCAGTGGGCGAACGATTCGCGCAGCGACAAGGAATTCGGCGGCGGCAAGCTGGCCGAGAACTTGGCTGTAGCACAAAAAGCGCTGGAGAAATTCGGCTCGCCGGAGCTGCGCGCGCTGCTGAACGAATCAGGTCTTGGGAACCACCCGGAAATCATCCGGGCGTTTTACCGGGCCGGCAAGGCAATCAGCGAGGATTCCTTCGTTGGCGGCAAGGCGTCCGCACCAAACGCCAGCGATGCGCGGTCTTTGTACCCGAACAGCAATCTGACATAGGAGTTTTAACACATGGCAACACTTGCAAGCGGTCAATTGACCCTGGCCGATTGGGCCAAACGCCTCGACCCTGACGGCAAGGTCGAATATAAAATCGCGGAAATTCTCGGCCAGACCAATGAAGTTCTGGACGATGCGGTATTCGTTGAAGGCAACTTGCCGACCGGCCACCGCGTCACCGTCCGCACCGGTCTGCCTGCCGTCTACTGGCGCTCTCTGAATCAGGGCGTGCCGCGCTCGAAGTCCACCACGTCGCAGGTGGATGAGTCGTGCGGCATGCTGGAAGCGTACAGCGCAGTCGATAAAGACCTGGCCGAGCTGAACGGAAATACCGCAGCATTCCGCCTGTCGGAAGATGTGGCATTCCTGGAAGCGATGAACCAGTCGCAGGCGCAGACATTGTTCTACGGCAACCCCGGCAGTGACCCGCGCCAGTATCTGGGCTTGTCCACCCGTTACGGCACCATCTCTGGCGCAGGCAATGCGCAGAACATCATCGATGCCGGCGGCACCGCATCGAATAACGCCTCGATCTGGCTGGTTGTATGGGGCGAAAACTCGGTATTCTGCCCGTTCCCGAAAGGCTCGAAGGCTGGCCTTATCAGCGAGGATGACGGCATTCTGACTATTTACGACTCGAACGGCAACCCGTTCAAGGCGTACCAGACTCACTACCAGTGGAAAAATGGCCTGGTGGTCAAGGATTGGCGCTATGTGGTGCGCATCGCAAACATCAACACCGCCAACTTGGTTGCGGAATCGGCTGCTGCTGATCTGATTAAGCTGATGAGCCGCGCGCTGGATCGTGTGCCGAACCTGTCGATGGGTCGCGCCGCGTTCTACATGAACCGTACCTTGTACAGCATGCTGCGCATTCAGGCGCTGAACAAGTCGCAGAATGCAATCAGCGTGCAGGATGGCTTGACCCAGTTTGGCCATCCAACCAAGTGGCTGGATTTCTTGGGCGTGCCGATTCGCAAGGTTGACCAGCTGCTGAATACCGAGGCCCGCGTGGTGTAATGGCGGGGGCTTCGGCCCCTGTCTCTGAACAGGAGATGAAACAATGATTGCAGATAACAACCTTCTGGTGTCCGGCTCGGTTTCGGCTACTGGCGTAGTGTCAGGCCAGACTGTCACCGGCACCGGCAACGTGCTGAGCACAAACACCATTGACTTGCTGCAGGCGCGTGACATTGGCGAAGGCACAGACCTCTACTTGCGCACTCAAGTCGGCACCGCGCAAGCCGGTTGTACGTCGGTCGAGATTCAGGCTATTGCTGCTGATGATTCTGCGTTGTCGTCCAATGTGGCCGTGATTGGCTCAACCGGCGCAATCCCGCTGGCGTCGCTGACAGCCAATGCGCGCTTTGCAACGGCGATTAACCCGCGACTGGCAAGCAAAGGTCAGCGCTACATCGGCGCGCGTTACGTGATTGTCGGCACCAGTTCTGCCGGTACGTTCGTGACTGATTTTGGTCTGGAAGTTCAGGACGGCCAGAAGTTCTACCCTGCCGGCTTTGCCGTGCTGTAAGGAGATTGAGCCATGGCGCAATATCGCGTTTTGCAAAAGTCGTTCATCAACGACCAGATCGTCGAAGAGGGCGATATTATCGAGTATGACGGCGAGGCTTCGGTCAACCTGGAGCCGTTGGACGTCGACAAGTCCGGCAAGGGCAAGAAGGCTGCAGCAGCAGATAACGGCGAAGCGCTGGTATAACCGCGCAGCAGCCTGAACTAAACCGGGGGCCGCAAGCCCCCGTTTTCATATGGGGGAGTTATGGCCTCGGAAATCGACATCTGCAATCTGGCGCTCGGGCATCTTGGCGACGTTGCCACCATCGCCAGTATTGACCCGCCAGAAGGATCGGCGCAGGCAGAGCATTGCGCACGGTTCTATCCTATTGCCCGCGACTCGCTGCTTGAGTTGCATACCTGGGGCTTTGCCACCAAGCGCGTGCAGCTGGCCCAGCTTGGTACCGGCTGGCCGGAATGGGATTACAGCTATGCTCAGCCGGCGGACGCGTTGAACATCATCGCTGTGCTGCCGCCGTATGCGACTGATGACTACAGCACGGGCGCAGCAAGCGTTTCGATTGCTGTTGGTGGCTCGTACATCCCGCAGCCGTTCTCGTGCGAGATCGACGCCAACGGCGCGGATGTCATTTACACCGATCAGGCAGAGGCAGTGCTGCGATACACCGCACTGGTTACCGACCCGACAAAATTCTCGCCGCTGTTCATCGTTGCGCTGTCGTGGCAGCTGGCAAGCATGCTGGCTGGCCCGATCCTTAAGGGCGACGCAGGCGCCGCCGAGGCCAAGCGCTGTGCGGCGATGGCGCAGGCTTACCTGTCCAAGGCGAAGGAGTCGGACGCCGGGCAGCGTCGCATCAATCCGCAGCATAATGTCGGCTGGATGGCGGGGAGATAAAGCGTGGCCAATATCCGCACACTGCAGCGCGCATTCGTTGGCGGCGAAGTCAGCCCGGAAATGTTCGGGCGCATTGACGATGCCAAATATCAGGCAGGACTAGCCAAGTGCCGCAACTTCATCCCCAAGCCACAAGGCCCGGCAGAAAACCGTCCAGGCTTCGCGTTCGTGCGTGAGGTGAAGGATTCGACAAAGGCCGTTCGGCTGATTCCGTTCACCTACTCGACAGATCAGACCATGATTATCGAGATGGGTGCCGGCTATTTCCGGTTCCACACGCAGGGCGCAACGCTGCTGTACCTTGGCGCACCTTACGAGGTAGCGAATCCATATGCCGAGGCTGATCTGTTTGGCATTCATTTTGTGCAGTCTGCCGACGTGCTGACGCTGGTGCATCCGAACTATGCGCCGCGTGAATTGCGCCGGCTTGGTGCGACCAACTGGCAACTGACGACAATTAGCTTTGCCGCGTCCATCAGCGCACCATCGGGCTTGACCATCACGCCCTACACGCCAGCATCGGCCAGCGTCAATGCCGATACCAAGGTTGATATGTATTACGTTGTCACCGCAGTGGCAGCGGATGGGTTGAGCGAATCAGTCGCCAGCACTGCTGCGTATGGAACGAATAATATATTTGTGACCGGCGCATACAATACCGTCGCATGGTCAACAGTATCAGGCGCCAGCAAGTACAACGTCTATAAGCAAAGCGGCGGTCTGTACGGTTACATTGGCTCGACAACAAGCCTATCGATCGTTGACGACAACATTGCACCAGACCTGTCGAAAACACCGCCGATATATGACGCGGTTTTCAGTGGCGCTGGCGATTATCCTGGCGCAGTGTCCTACTTCGAGCAGCGACGCTGTTTCGCCGGCTCAAGCAACAAGCCGCAAAATATCTGGATGACAAAGAGCGGCACCGAGTCGGCCATGTCCTACTCACTGCCAATCAAGGACGACGACCGTATCGCCTTCCGCGTGGCTGCGCGTGAGGCCAATACCATCCGCCATATTGTGCCGCTGACACAATTGCTGCTGCTGACCAGTGCAGCAGAATGGCGTGTGACATCGGTCAACAGTGATGCCATCACCCCAACAACAATCAGCGTGCGGCCTCAGTCGTACATCGGCGCATCGAACGTGCAGCCGGTGACGATCAACAATACCTGCCTTTATGGCGCGGCACGCGGCGGCCATGTGCGCGAGCTGGCCTATTCATGGCAGGCCAATGGCTTCGTGACAGGCGACTTGTCGCTGCGTGCTCCGCACTTGTTCGACGGTTACGACATCACCGACATGGCCTATTCCAAGGCGCCACAGCCGATTATCTGGTTTGTGTCGTCAAGCGGGAAGCTGCTGGGCCTGACCTATGTGCCGGAGCAGCAGATTGGCGCATGGCATCAGCACGATACGGATGGCGTTTTCGAGTCGTGCGCTGCGGTGGCCGAAGGCGGAGATGATCGGCTTTACTGCGTTATCCGCCGCACCATCAATGGCAGCAGCAAGCGCTATGTCGAGCGCATGGCGTCACGTCAGTTTGCAACTCAGTCTGACGCCTTCTTTGTTGACGCTGGCGCTACCTACTCCGGCGCTCCGGCAACAACCATCAGCGGGCTGTCACACCTTGAGGGCAAGACGGTCAACATTCTGGCCGATGGCGCAGTCCATCCCAAGCGAGTGGTGTCGGGCGGTTCCGTCACACTGGATCAGGCGGCAAGCAAAGTCCAGGTCGGTCTGCCCATTACTGCCGACCTGCAGACCTTGCCAATGGTGGCGCAGATCGACGGCAGTTTCGGCCAGGGGCGGTATAAAAACACCAACCGCATCTGGCTTCGTGTCTATCGCTCAAGCGGCATTTTTGCCGGGCCTGACGCCGACCGCCTGACCGAAGCCAAGCAGCGCAGCACTGAGATGTACGGCTTGCCGCCGGCTCTCAAGAGTGAAGAGATTCAGATTGTGCTGCCTCCGTCATGGGGCGATAGCGGGCAGGTGTATATCCGCCAGTCCGACCCGTTGCCGTTGACTGTTGTTTCGATCACGGCCGAGGTTGCGCTTGGCGGGTAAGGTGTCCGTGGCGTAGCGGCATGGCGCTATGTTGTTGGTGATATACACACAGGGGGCGCCATGTCTTACGCCATTACTGCTATTACACTACAGGGCGCCGGGGCTATATCCAATGCCACCGGCGCTTATTTCTCAGCTCGCAATTCCAAGATTGCGCTTAATGGGCAGGCTGAACTTGCCGATATCAACGCCCGTATCGCTGAGCTGGGCGCACAGCAGGAGCTGCGCAACGGCCAGCAGCAAGTCGGACGACTTACCCTGCAGGCCGGGCAGATGAAAAGCGCGCAGCGTGTCGCGCTGGCGGCCAATGGCGTTGACCTTGGAGAAGGAAACGCAGCAGAGATTCAGGCGTCCACGGACATCATGAAGGAAGTCGACAAGAACACTGTCGAAGCCAACGCCATCCGATCCGCGTGGGGCTACCGCACACAAGCCACGAACCTGCAGAACGAAGCCAATATCAAGCGCGCCACTGCTGGGGCGATCAACCCGGCGCTGTCTGCTGCTGGCTCGCTACTGGGTGGCGCTGGGCAGGTGGCGGGGTCGTGGTACGCGATGAACAAGGCCGGCGCGTTCAATACGCCGGGCAAGGTTTAAGCATGCCGATAGTTCCCAAATACGACAATTTCCAGGCTGCGCCATCGTCGCTGCCACAAGCCCGCGTCACATCGCCGGATATGCCAGACATCGCCGGCCAGCAGGCGCAGCAGTTCGGCCAAGGCGCCATGCAGGCAGGGCAGGCAGCGGCGCAAGTGGCTAATGATATTGCGGCGCAGGCGAATCAGTTGCGCATTGACGACGCGCTCAATCAAGCTAAAGAGGCTGCGCTTCGCCTTACTTACGACAAGGACAAGGGTTTCACCAGCCTGAAGGGTGTCAACGCTCTGCAGCGACCGGATGGCAAGCCGCTTGCGGACGAGTACGGCGGCGCGCTTAAAGATCAGATTTCGCAGATCGCCAGCACCTTGGGCAACGATGTGCAACGTCAGGCATTTGCGCTGCACTCGAATGACATCCTTTCCGCGCTACGTTCTCAAGCCACGCAGCATGAGGCTGGCGAGTTCCGCAATTACGCGCTATCCACATCAGAGGGCATTCAGAGCACGGCGTTGCGCGACATCGGATTGAACTGGAAAAATCCGGATGCGGTTAATTCTGCAGTTGAGCGCATTCGTGCTGAAACCTACCGACAGGCCCAGCTACTCGGCAAGTCCGCTGAATGGCAGGAAGCGCAGGCGCGCAAGCTGACCAGTAACGGCCACAAGGTCGCGCTGCTGGCCGCGCTGGAGAACAATAACCCGGAATATGCAGACAGCTATCTAGGCAAATACAGCGGCCAGATGGATGCCGACGACATCCTTGCTGTGCGTGGTCACATCACCCGCGAAATGGATAACCGTGTCGGCATGTCCGCAGCCGGTGAAGTGATGCGGGGTATGCTGCCACGCATGCAGACCAGTGATGCGGAGCGGGCGTTCAATATCGCTGTTGGCACCGAGTCTGGCGGTCGCCAGTTCGGCAAGGACGGCAAGCCGCTTACCAGTTCTGCTGGCGCAATCGGGATTGCGCAAGTCATGCCGGAAACCGCGCCGGAGGCGGCCAAGCTGGCCGGGCTTCCCTGGGATGAAAACCGCTACAAGACAGATGCAAACTACAATCGTGCGCTTGGTCTGGCGTATTTTCAGCATCAGTTGCAAGCCACTGGTGGCGACTTGGCCAAGGCTTATGCCGCATATAACGCCGGGCCTGAACGCCTTGCGTATGCTGAACGCAAGGCAGAAAGATCGGTACAGATTGGGAAGCTAGACCCGCAGGTTAAGGTTTTTGGCTGGCTGGATTTCATGCCTGATGAAACAAAGAAATACGTTGCCAAAAACATGCGTGAGTACGAGGCTGGCAGCGGTCAATCGCCACGCCCAACGTTTGCAGAAGTTGACAGCGCGCTGCGCGCAGACCCGCGCCTTGCCAACAGCCCGGCACGCTATAAAGCGGCCAGAGAAGAGGCGTCGCGGCAATTTGAGGAACAGACCAAAGCCATCAAGCAGCGAGAGGACGACGCATTTGCTGATGCGTTGCACACGGGCATGGCAAACGGTTACAGATTATCTGCGATTCCGCCGTCAAAGCTGTGGGCGCTGCCACCGCAAAAGGTGGACGAGTTGCGCAACACGCTCGCATCGCTCAGCAAAGGCGACAGCGTTGATAACCCTGTTGCATATCAGAAACTGGCGTCTAATCCAGGCTTCCTGCGCAAGATGAGTGATAGCGAATGGTTTACCTACGGCACGACAAACCTGTCGCAAGACACCTTCAAGCGGCTCACCGATGAACGGGCAAAGCTAACCGGCGTAGCGCCAGGAGGCAGCGGGCCGGGAGACCTGAACAGTCAGGCCATCAAGCAGACGCTGGATTCACGCATGCGCATGCTGCAAATTGATCCAACGCCGAAGGATGACGGCGGGCCGGATGCAGCAAGAGTTGGCGCAATCCGTCAATTCGTAGACCAATATTTCCTGACTGCGCAGCGCAACGCCGGCAAGAAGTTCAGCGATGCCGAAGTGGCGCAGCACATCGACGCGCTATTCGCCAATAATGCAACGTTCAAAGGCTGGTTTACCAATTCGTCCGGGCCGATGCTGGGAATGAAGGTGGGCGACATTGACAGCGCTACCCGTAGCAACCTCAAGGCCGCATTTAAACGCCAAGGCATTGACAGCCCGACTGATGCGCAAATCCTGAACGCATACTGGACAATGAAAGTTACCCGCAAATGAGCAATGAATTCGATGCGGCAGTTGCCGCCAGTATGCAGCCAGATCAAGGCCAGGCTGCGCGAATGGGCTTTGCCTCTGCAGTCGATACCAACCCGGACAGTTACGCAGATGCGCAACGTATTGCGCGCCGCAATGGTGTCCCGGTAGATACCGTGCTCAATCTGCCGCAAGAAATGAAGCGGCAGGATGCTGTCGGCTCGATTGATTTCAACGCTCTGGCTAAGACTTCGCCATCCACTGCCGCGCTGCTGGCTGATGTGGAAAAGGCCAA